GAGTGAATTCATAGACGCGCTCAGTGTGATGGCCGCCTGAGTCAATGAGCGCGGCGGAGATGCGCATTGAGATGCCGAGGGAATGCTCCCACTCTTCCATGAGGAAATCGCGGAGCGCCGCCCAGGGACTCTCCGGGTCCGTATCGGGTAACGCCGGATCACCAGGAAAGATGCGGTGCTCAACACATCCGCGCTCATCGTCAAGGCCCCAGGCCCATACGGAACACTCAACACGGTTGTCCTGAGTGTCAACGCCGGCGGTGAGCCACAACGCCCAGGAGGGCAACAGCTCATGGTTGAACCGCTTGCGCTTTTCCAGCTCACTCATGTTTGCGCCGGTGCCTCGGAGTTCCCACGTCTCCGCCAGGCGCGTGTTCGTAAAAACTTTCAGTGACTCATGTGACGTTTGCGCCTCAAGCCATTCCCGGATGAGCGTTGCCCAATCCAACACGGGAGAGTACAGGGCGTTGAGGTGAAATGAGGCCGTCTTGCCATCGTGACTCTTTGCGGTTGCGCGCCACTCGCCTTTCCGCAACATCTCATGTTTGTGCCGCTCCTCAATGACGCAACCGGAGACGCACGCATAAAACCATTCCTTGAGGCGCGGCCGGCCGTCCAGATCCTCGGATTTCTCTACGCTCCATTGCAAGCGTTTCCAGATGAGCGGTTGCATTTCTCCGCAGTGCGGGCACGGCACAAAGAATTTCCGCTTGTCACCGGAGTCATGCGCGCGCTCAATGCGGCTGAGGTGTTTGATACCCGGCGTGGATGCCAGGATTTTCTTACGGTTCCAAAACGTTGTGGTCCGCTTCTCCGCCAGGTCAACCGGGTCACCCTCAGTGCCGGCGCTTTCGTCATAGCGGTCAACCTCATCCGGGATGAGGATGCGGATGGGCATGGAGGCAAGGCCGGCCGGCGCGTTGGCTCCGGCAATGATGAGGACGCCGCCAGGGAATTCTTTGTTGAGGAGCGTGTTGCCGGAGTCCCTGGAGCGCGGAGACGGGAACAGACGCCGCAACACGGGAGTATCACGGATCATTTTGGCGATGCGGTTTTTGCTGTACTTCTCCGCCTCACGCTCGGACGCCTGAATTGTGAGGATGGGTGACGGGTCCCAATGCGAGTAAAAGCCGAGGGCGTTGAGCTGTATCTGAGATTTGCCCGTCTGAGCGGCCATCATCATCACGACCGTTTCAATGTCCGGGTCCGTGATGGCGTCCTGTATGCCGCGCTGAAACTCGGCAAAATCCGTGCGGTACTTCCCAGGGAATGCGCCGGCCTCTTTCGGAATGTACGCATACCTGTCCGCCCACTCGGAGAGCGTGAGCACAGGCGGCGGCATGAACATGCGGTGGCCGGAGCGGAAGGCACCGCCGAGGCGGCCCCATCCCTCAGCGGAGGTGACGTACGGCGCGCTCATTCCTCGGGTGCCTCCGGTTGCGCGGTGCGGGCCTCACGTACGGCGTCAATGCTTGCCAGGTTCGTGAGGAGGTCCCGGCAATAGCGGTCTAGGACGGTAAAAACCCGGTTGCGGTCATCCAGGCCCAGGAGCTGAGGAGCAAGGGACGCCGGCATGGCTAAGATGCGGGTTTGAATAGACTTATTTGCGCCGGTGAGGACGCGCTCAACGTCCTCAATGGCGGCAACCTGTCCGCGCTCACGGGCCAGCTCAAGCTCTTTCAGGTCCGCATCGGCAACGGTTTTGCGGAGGATTGCCTCATCAAGCGTTTCGGCCGGCTCCTCGGACGGGTGTTTAGGCGCACGATTTCCGCCATTTCCGCCATTTAGGGAGCTTTTGTAATCGACATACCAGGCTAGGACGGCGTACCAGTCGAGTGTGTACCCGCGCGGGTCCGCCTTTGCCGGCAAACCCTTGTCTTTGATGAGGTTGCGAATTTGCCTGTCAGTCAAATTCAACAGCTCCGCCACGTCCTGTACGGTCATGGCGGCATAGTTGCGCGGGTTTTCAGGCTTGGGCATAGACGCGGAAACGGAAATGAGGGTAAAGAACCCTGGCGCTAGGGCATACCTAGGGTGGCGCGTCACCCTCAGTTGACCCGTTGGCGGAAGGACCCGCGCGCGCTCACGCGCTGAGAATCCATCTATGGTTGCGCTTGCAACCTGTTGAGTGTCAGTGTGTTACGTTCTCCTCAATCCTCCTCCTCAAGCGGGCCAGGCCGGCCGGGTTGCCTTTGCCTGTGCCGATGGCTCCCTGGATGCCTCACTCTGACCCGCTCTAAGTCTGTTTTCTACCCGCGCGGATGATCCGCGCCACTTTCAAGCTCTTGCCGCCGGCGCTCCGAGGCCGTCAAGGTAATCGGCCCAGGCTTGCAACATCTCCCGCCGCTGTTTCGCGTACTGAGCGCGGTTATAGATGCCGGCCACGCCTTTCTTGTTATGGTTCAAGGCTTTCTCAATCCATGCCTCTTCATACTCAAGCTCTGCCAGATTCGTTGCCGCTGTCCGTCTTAGATCATGCACAGTAAAGTGTTGAATCTTTGCCAGTTGCTCAACACGGGCCAGGGCACGGTTGAGCGTGCTCTTTGCCATCGGCGTGCGCGTTGCGCCGCGCATCGGAAACACGATTGAGGCAAGAGGCCGGCGCGCACGTTGCCGCCGCAATGCCTCAACCGCTTGCCGGCTCAAAGGGATCACAAGCGGCACATCTGTTTTGCTGTGCTCCTCCGGCAATGCCCAGGTGCCCGCGTCCAGGTCAAACTCTTTCCACTGCGCAAGCCTCAACTCGCCTTTGCGCACTAACGTCAACAAAATCAGGCTCAAGGCGTCTCTCAGCTCAGGCTTGAGCCGGGCCGCGCTCAGGGCGCGCATGAACGGCACAAGCTCCGCCGGCTTGAGGGCGCGTGAGCGGCGTGACGTGTCCGCCACGTACTTTGCTTTCGGGATCACCGCATCCGCGCTCTTTTCAGTGAGTTCCCGCTCAACGGCGTAATCCCACAACCGCTTGAGGATGTTGCGGAGCGCCAGCGCCGATTGCGGCCGGCCGGCGTCAATCTTGCCGTCCACAATCTGCATAAAATCTTTCTTTTCAATGCTTGCAATGGCTTTCTTGCCTATCACCGGGTACACGTCACGCTTGAGGTAACGCCGTATCGGCTCCAGATCCTTGCGTTTCCTCTTCACCTGGCGCGTGAGCCACAGCTCGGCAAACGCCTCAACGGTTGTGCCGCGCTCCTCCGCCTGTTGCACCGCGCGGCGCTGTTCCGCCGGTGACTTTCCCGCTGATACGCCACGCTTTAGCTCAGAATGCCGCGTACGCGCGTCCGTGGGACTCAGGTGGGGGAATCGGCCCAGGTTATGCTTACCGGCGCGTCCGTGGAGCGTATAGCGCGCGCGCCAGCTCTTAACGCCGGAGGGTTGAACCTCAAGGAACAGCCCACCGCCGTCTTTGACGGTGTAACGCCTGTCCCTCGGCTCCAGGGCCTTGATTTCGGCAATAGTTAGCGGCATACCACCGTCAAAATTGCTGTGCCGGCAATGACAAAGCCGGCAAGGCCGATGATTGCGGCGGCGGTGCCTCGGCGCTCCATCCCGTAAATGCCGAGGGCTAAAGATGTGAACATGACGAGCAACGCAAGTTTCATGCGGTGTTTTTTCTCTCCCTGTACCCATCTCTGTACCCAAACTCAAAAACCGCGCAAGAAATGCAATGGAATCAAGGCGCGTCCACTTCTAGAGAAAGAAAATTCCCGATTCCCACCGGACGGGTTGGGAGATTCTATAGACTTTCGCTTTTCATTCTCCTACACTGCCAAACATGGGAGAGATGAGACGGGCCATTGCGCGGGAGGAACAAGAGAGAACGAAGCAAGACAGGTTCGCCTCAACGCTCGTGATTGCGGCATCCATCATTGCGGCCGTGAGGCTGGCCAGGGAAGAGATACGGCCGTCTCCGAGGGTCACATCCGTGGTCGCGGATAGCATTTCCCTTGCGCGCTCAATTTTGGACCGCATTGCACGGTAGACTGAGAACGGCGGTCCCGTAGCTCAATTGGATAGAGCATTAGCCTTCTAAGCTAAGGGTTGCTGGTTCGAGCCCAGCCGGGATCACCATGACCCCCACGGAAAACTTCCCTGTTGCCGTATGTACCCGTTGCGGCGCTTATTCAAATCCCGGAAGAGAAAAGCGTGGACCGTATAAGAAGCGCCAAGTAGACTAGGAGAGCTTTCCTGGGGTCACAACGATGCAAAGGCCACTTCAAGAACACATTGCCATCCTCGAACAAAAAATCCAATCCCTCAGTGCACAAGCTAGCGATATTGAACGTTCGGCAGAGGACCGTTACCAAGCGACGGTTGACTTGGATTTCGCAGAAAGAGCGCTCTCTCACTTTCGCAAAGCCTACGAACTAGAACAGAAAATATCAATGGTGATTCAAACGTAAAGGCTCGTGCTCACCTCAGAGCAAAGCGGGTTGGATGAATTCAAGCTCAGGCAACAGGGCCACCTGGCTCACAACCGCGTCAACGCGGCGCGCGGCAATCTCGCAATACTTCTCCTCACGCTCAATGCCCGTGGCCGCAAACCCTAACTCCTTGGCCGCAATGAGCGTTGTGCCAGATCCGAGGAAAGGATCAAGGATTGAGTTGCACTCCGCCGGCAATTGCTCCAGGCACCACCGCATCAGTTTCACCGGCTTTTGTGTCGGATGGTCTGTGCCGTCCTGGAGGAGTATGCAACGATTTGCGGTGAAGATACGCAACGCGCCGGGCATCGAAGTCCAGGCCAGCTCACCGTCCGATTGACTGATTCTCTGTTGCTTGTCCCACACAAGCCACTTGCCCGTTGCCGGCAGCAGGTCCGCAAAGTAATTGCCGCCCCAAATGATTTGCAAGGGTGCCGCTTTGAGAATGAGCGCGAACAGCTCAGCATCCGGCCGCTCCGCGTCCCATCCCAGGTATTCGTACGCCTTCCATCCGCCGTGCCCGTGTGTTGAGAATTTCCGGCCGTCCATGCCGATGCCGTACGGCGGGTCAGTGACCACCGCGCTCATTTTCGGAAGTGTCGGCAACACCTCACGGGAATCACCCTGATAAATCGTAATGCCGCCGCGCTCATAGTACGGTTTCACTCATGCCCCTTTCAGAAAGCGCGCGCTGAAATCACGCGCGCTCTCAATCAGCTCGGTTGTTTTGCGGTGGTCATGGTCACGCCAGGCAAGTCTCTCCGCCTCGGCGCGCGGCATGTTGCCGTCATACTCCATGATTGCGGCGCGCTCAATCAGCAATTCCCGCTCAAGCGGCGTGAGGGTTTTGTGTTCACTCATAGTGCGTCCACCATTGCAATCCGCTCACCTATCCAACGCATCACCGGAACGGCCATGCTGTTGCCGAGGGCCTTGTATCGCGGGCCGTCCGCTGTCTTTGGCGTGATGCGCGTGTAATCGTCCGGGAATCCCTGGAGGCGTTCACATTCACGCGGCGTCAACCGGCGCACCGCAATGCCTTGCACAACCCCGTTGTGCCGCCTTGAACCGTTGTTACTGTCCAAGGTTGCGTGCGCCTCTACTTCCCGCACGCCGCTCTGGCTTGACTGAAAGGCAACGGCCTGAGAAGTTGAGCGCGCCTCAAGGGTGAATGCTGCGCCGTCATCACGCACGCCAACGCCATCTGGCCCGGCATTTGGGTTTTCGCAGATTGCGCGCTCTTGGATTGCAATGACGGCTGGCTCCGCAACATCAAAGCGCGCGCCCTTGTAATCACGAGCCGTGCAAGCGCCGGCAACTTCCGGCGCATACTCCGGCACTAATCCGCCGTCATAGTCGAAGTCTCCGCCGAGGCCACCGCCTCCAGTGCGCCGCGAAGAGAGGGTGGGAGCAACTTTCCCCGTTTCACGGCGCGGCGGAGGATTCCACGACAAGCTATGCCGCTCAAGTAAAACCGTTGCGGCACGTCTCCAGTCTCCAGAATGTCCGACAAGGAACACGCGGCGGCGGCGCTGGGGTACTCCAAAGTATTGAGCGTCCAGAGTCCTGTAGGCGAACCCATACCCGAGTTCCTGAAATCCGGCCAGGAAACAGGAGAAAGCGTGCGCTTCGTTTGCGTATACGTCTTGCCAGATCCGTTCTCCGTCTGTGTCAGCTCGGAGCGAATCACGATGGGTAACTGAGTAGGAGGTTGCGCTGTAAACTCCGGGCACGTTCTCCCAAACCACCCAGCGGGGCCGCAAGCGATCAACCAGTCTAAGAAATTCGAGTGTGAGGTTGCCGCGCTCTCCGCCCAGGCCCTCTCTGAGTCCTGCGATGCTGAAGTCTTGGCAGGGAGTTCCGCCCACAAGCAAGTCAACTGGTCCGCATTGTTCTTTAGTGATTTGAGTGAAATCGCCAACGTTAGGCACCTCGGGATAGTGATGAGCCAGCACCTGGCTCGGAAACCTATCAATCTCGGCAAAGAGGATGGGCCGCCATCCTAGTGGGTGCCACGCCACCGTTGCGGCCTCGATTCCTGAGCAGACAGAAACGTATTTCATCCTTACCTCAATACTCCGCGCTTACTGAGAAACCGGGATAGTTTCCGGCGCGTTCACTTCATCGTGGATGAAGCATGAGAGCGGCAACTCTTCCGCCGAGGCCCTCTCTTCATAACTCGCCTTTTCCGCGCCGTTCTCCCATCCGTGATCCGTGAGAATCATGTGGCATCCTGTCCATTCGTGATAGTCACGCCAGAGCTTGTAACCCGGCGCAATCATCGAACCTCGGAGCGGCACCTCGGCGTATACGGCCGCAAACTCCGAGAGCAACCGCTCCGCCTTTTCAACTCTGTCCAGGAGCTGGTTGTAAAGCCGGTGGCCGATTTCCCTGGACTCTTCCCGCGTGCAAACACTCACGTTCTCTTGCATCACTTCTCCCTTTCAGAACAACGCAATTTGGTCTAATGCCGGCACAACCCGTGGCGCATCAAACAGGGGCTCCACATCGTCAACCGGCTCACGCGCGCTCAGGTCCTCAAGACGCGCCCACGCTTCATCCGTATCCAGATCCACCGCACTGTCGATTGCCGCAAGCAAGGCAGTGCGCTCACGCTCCGCGTCCAGGCCCAACATCTCGCAACACTCCGGGAAACTCATAAAGTCAGGGCCTTTGCCGGCCGGCGTTGAGCGCGCAATCCAATCCCGCGCAAGTAAAGCCTCATCCGTGGGCTGTAACTTCTCAGCGCCGGGCGGCATCGTGAACGTGCGCGCGTCCAGGTAAGCCACCTCAATCATGCGGAAGTAAAACCACAGCGCCGGCGTGTAAACCCAGCGCGGCCGTGCCGCTTGCCACTTGCTCACATCCAGGGAGTGATCCGCCATTTTCTTACCTCGGCCGTGTGCCCTTGTACTGTGTTGGCGCGCTGTTCACTTCATCCAGGGAGTGATACGGTACGCCGTTGAAATTGAAAACGCCGTGCATCTCAAGCCGTTCCGCCGCAATCTTCCAGAACAACTCAATGCCCTCTTGCTGTTGCCGCTCTTGCCGGCGTTGCTCATAACGTCTTTCCTTGAGCCTGTCCAACGGGTCAATGAAATCGCCTAACGCCGGCCAGGGTTTCTCAAACTCACCGCGTTTCCGTTTTGCCAGAGTGTCAACAACCTTGAGTACATCCGGCTCCTCATACCCGCTGAGTGATTCGGCGTAAAGCTCATATGCCCTGTCACTCACCTCCGCTCCACGCGCCTCCGCTAGTAGCCTGAGCATGGCGAGCAACGATAGTTGCCGCTGCACGTCTGGCCGCTTCGTCATTTGCGTCTGAGCGGGCCTGGCCGCGATTGACAACTCCGCCGGCGTAATTCGTTCCATAGTTCCGAGGTCCTTTGTCCTGAGCGCGGCCTAACCAGGACGTGATGAAAGCGGCAATGCCGCGCCGTGTTTTCCGCTCACGCGGGTGAGACAGGCACCACTCACGCATCTTGAGCAATTCCGTGAGGATGTTGACGGCCGGGTAACTTGAGGACCACCGCACACAGTCCTCAGCGGGCACCGCGTACTCTGAGCCGTCATTGAGGATCAACAGGAGAGGATTGCCGTCTGGATCACTTGCCGGCGTGGAGCTTGGCTCCGCGCAAGTTTTTAGAGGTTTCCTTGTCACTGTCTCTGTCTCTGTCACTGTCTCTGTCTCTCTCTCTGTCAGAGAGTCCACAGAGCTGTGCGCATCCGTGTGCATTGCTCTGTTATTGCTCTGTGTATTGAGCAATCCATTGCTCTGTGCATTGAGCAATGCGTTGAGCCGGGCAACCTCGGCATGGTCACCGGCGGCCTGGGCCTTGCGTAACGCCTTGGACAGACGCGCGGCCTCCATGCGGTCTAAATACTCCAGGTGTTTGCTGTACGCCTCTTCCCAGAGCTTGTATTGCGTTGAGCTGTAGACGCGGCCGGGCACGTCCGTTGACAGCGCGGCGCGGATTTCGGCGGCGCACTCCGCCCACCGAGGCCCCAGCCGGCTTTCCTTTGCTAGTACCGCATCGTCATCCGGCAACATTCCGTCGGGTGCCTGGAATTGCGCCATGATGAGGTTGTGGTAACCTCTGTACGCCGCGTCCGAAAACGTCTGAATTGTTGCTGAGCCTTGCCAGGCGTTGATGTGATGCGGATACCAAATTTGCCACTTGTCAGCCATCTATGCGGCCTCACTTTTGTGCAAGCTCTCCCACCGCTTGAGCTTTTCTATGTGGGCGGACAACTCCGCCATGCGGGCATCGCGCACCTGGTCCTTTGAGGGTTTTGCCTTTGCCGGCCGGCGCTTGATGAGCTTGCGCCAGCTTGTCTCCTGGCGCGGCCGTCCGCCGCCTGTCTTGACGCCGCCCCGGTCTATATCGCGGAGTAAGAATGCGCGCGCCTCTTCTCCCATGATTTCCAGCCGCTCTAAGCCGAGGGACATAACGGCCACGCGGCCCACGCCGTAACGCTCCATCCACTGAGCAACACGTTGCTCAAAATCACTTTTCATGTGCGAAAATCCGAAAGCGCACCGGGCACTGTTGATTGCAACCTCGGAACAGCCGAACACGGCGGCGCATTCTCTGGAGCTAGACCCGGCCTTTGTCATTGCCTGGAGGCGTTGCTTTGCCTCCAGGCTCCACCTGAGATAGTGCGGAGGCCGCGCGATACGCTTGCGCACACTCCACTTGACGTACTCACGCATTGCCGTCCGTCCCGCGTTAGTTGAGGCGCATGGGCATTGCAACGTATGACAGGGCCTCACCCTCATGCGGCGTGGCCTTGAAATACATGGCCTTGTCATTGCTGTCCGGGATTGCAATTGTCAGCTCACCGGAGAGCTTGCGGGCCAGGTCCCGGAGGAATGCGGCGTTGAGGCGCGTCTTGAATTCGGCCTCCAGGGTGCCGGTGTACGGGATCACCTCATCCGCCTCACCGTGCAAGGCGTTGGCCGCGTGTACGGTCAACTCACCGCCGGCAAACGTGAGGTCAATGGCTCCTGATTTCTCATCACTCAGGAGCGTGCAACGGTCCAGGCTTGTTTTCAGCTCCTCAACCTTGAGGCGCACATCCACGCGCTTGTCCTTCGGTATCAGAGGCTCATAATTCGGGAACCGGCCGGTGGGCCTCGGACTTCCCACGTACATCTTTCTGTCCGCGTCGATATTCGCAAGGATTTGGTTTTCGCTGAAAGCCAGATCCACGCCGCCGTCCTCATCCGTCAAGAGAGGCATGAGCACGCGCACAAGACGGCCGGGCAACAGGAGATTGATTTTGTCATCGCACGGGATGGTGTACAGCATGAGGCAATACCCGTTGCTTGAGGCCACGTGGAGCTTGCCGCCGGTGGCGGAGAGCTGAATACCGCTGAGCGCCAGGTTGTGTTTGTTGTTGTCCTCACCCACCGCGATGAGCGCGAAACCTAACGCGCGCGCCAGGGCACCCTGAGTGAGCGTGATGCCTTTGTCATCGGCCTCCGCCTTGAGCGCGTATATCGTGTTTGCCGGCCAGTTGCTTGCCGGCAACAGCGGGAGCTGGGCCTTTGCGCGTCCGCATTTCACCGTGGCGCGCTTGCTGTCCGAGGTGATGCTCACGGTCTCGCCGTCCAGGAGCTTTGCCCATTGATGAAATTTCTCCGCCGGCGTGATGAGCGCGTTTTGCGGCCCGGCAATCTCCGGCAACACAACGCGGATGAATACATCCAGGTCCGTGGCCTCAACGGCCAGGCCGGCGTCAATCTGCTCAATGCGTACGCATTGCAGAATCGGAACGATGTTGGCGGACTTGCTCTTTGCCTGAGCTGTTACCTGGAGAGCATGTTTGAGGTTTCCGAGGCTAATTGAGGCTTTCTCATCTGGCATGTGCTAACTCCGAATTGCGGTTGAACAGTGGAGAGTTTTTGAGCCTGCCTATCCTCACACTTATCCCGAGTGCGGGAGAGCGGGCCAATTTCTGAATGTGAGTTAGAGGCTTGCCGCCAGGCGCGCCGCAGCGCGGGCCTTTGTCAATGCGTCAAAGCGCCGCATGAAAAGTACCTCCGCCTGTTGCGGGTCCAGCGGGTAGACGGTGTGGAATGACCGCGCACCGGATACACGCCACTCCTCGGCGTCCGCGTCATCAACGTCCATCAAGTCACGCGCCTCTGTGTTGAGGAGGACCTTATCCGCGTCCTTCACAAGCGTTGGCATGTGCGGCAACAGGTCAAACCGTTCCGCAATAGCCTCCATGAGCCGGCGCTCATAGCTCTTGTAAAGTCCGCCGAATTCCGGGACGTGTTTGAGTGGGCTGGGCAAGTCGCACAGGTACGCCTCGGAGCCGTCATGCAACAGGCCCCACAGCGCCATCTCACGCGCAAACTCAATGCGGTGCCCAGGCTGTCCGTGTTGAAACTCCAAGGCGCGTTTCTCCGCCAGGAGGCTCACGCGGAGGCTGTGCTCCGCGATGCTGTAATGACAGTACGTGTGACCCGTCCACTGGCATTGGAGGCTGAGTGAGTGCGCAATGTCCTGTATGTCAATCTCATCCGCGTGCGGGTCCAGAGGCCAGAATTTGCGGCCGGTGAATGTGCGGATGAAGTTGTCACAGGTGCGCATCACGCGCGGCATTTCCAAAACGGTTGCCATCACAGCGCCGCCTCAATTCTGGCCGCGTTGGAATCCATCTCTGAGAATTCCTCAACCGGAATCACCTGGCCGGCGTTTGAGTTGTTGTGGAGTATGCAACGGCCCAGCGGGTCAATGAGGCACGTGCAATTGAGCGCGGAGATGATGGCCTCCGCGCGCTCAGGCGTGCAAGGCGTCGGAGACGTTGCAACAGAGGAGGCCGCCGGCGTTTCGGAGCTTTCAACATGGCGCTTGTCCTGTGCGTACGATTCGCTGAGGTGAGCCTCAACAATCGCGCGCTCTTTACGGTTGAGTGGGCGCGGGTCAACGGCATCCTTGACGGCGCGGTACTGATACAGGTTTGAGCCGGCGCGCGTGCGTTCTCTGCTCACCGTGTATCCGCGCTTGCGCATGTCTCGGAGGCGCGCACTGATTGAGGTTTCGCTGTAGAGCTGGCCGTATTTGCTCTTGAGTGCTTTCTGTAACTCCGGGACCGTGTGCCAGTACCCGTCACTCATCAGGGCCTCAACCCGCTCCTGTTGTCCGGTGATCCGTGCCGCCTCTTGCGATGAAACGGGCAATCCGAAAATGGGCATCTCGGCGGAGTCAAGGAGTGAGTTCTGGAGTGGATTAGGTCCGAGGGACGCGCGGGAGAATTTCACTGTTGCACCGCCTTTCTGGCCGGCATACTCATGCGGGCCGCTTTGCACGGGTTAGGCCATCCAGGCTTGAGCTGTTCCGGCACGGCCTTGAGTTGTTCACTTGCCCACTCCGCGCGATCAGCGCCGGCAAGGCTTGTGATTTCGTCACGCTTGTCCTCAACAACCGTTGTGAGACACGCGCCGCTGTACCGGCGCTTTCCCGATTCGTTGGCAACGATGAGGGACAGCTTGCGGCCGGTGGACGGGCTGTAACGCTTGCGGCGGCGTGTCATGCGGCCCGTCCTTTCCACCGCGCATACAGGGCGCGGAGCTGAGAGCGGAGAGCGGCCACGTGGCCGGAGGTGTAATGCGTTGCCTCCGGCCAGTACAGCTCCGCCAGGTGAGCGGCCATCTGGAGCGCATCAGGCGCGGCAAGGCCGTCCGTTGCACGCTCAATGAGTTCGTCCTGGCTCACTTGTGTACCGCCTTTCTGGCGGCAAGGGCCTTGAGGTACATCTGTGCGTTGACACGGCCGGCCTTGCGGCGGAATTTGCGCCACTGACGGCCTGAGATTGACTTGTCACGCTTAGGAATGCGGCGGCGGAGGCCGGAGGGTGTCCACACGTATTCCGCGTTATCCAAGGCGTACAGCGGAAGAGTTGTGGACCAGGAGCGCCGGCCGTTGGAAGGGTTGCCACTGAAACGCGGCGCGGCATCGGCAAGGGCCTCGGCGGCGCGGGCGGCGGTGCGGCCGGGCAAGAGAGAGGCCAGGGCGGCCAGAGTTCTCAGGAGAATTCTCACCGGGCCACCGCCTCACTCTGAGCGGCAACACTCCGGCGCTGAAATAGTGGACTTTCGGAACCTGGATTGAGGATGGCGCGGCGGCCGTCAAGCAGGCCGGCAACGGCGTTGTCTACCAGGTGACGCGCGGCAACGCGGCGGGCGTCCTGAGCGGCCGGAAGGCTAGGCCGCTTCCAGGGACCGATGAACACGCCGGCGGTGCCGTCCTCATATTCAAAGTTGAGGACGTACGCACGGGACGCGCCGCACGCATAGCAGTGCTGGCGGTCATTGAAAGGCAATGAGGGATTGCGATGGAAGCAAAGCCGGGCGGGCCAGAAACGGGACGCAACGGCGCGTGCAATCAGCCTTTGATACCACTTTTGCGGTATTTCAGCCGGTGCTCTAAGGCTTTCGGAAACGGTGGTCACTTGACAATCTCCCTGATTTCTCAGAGGATTGCCAGCACACGTGAAGGCGTGACAGGGCTTGGCCCGTAGAACACCGGCTTAGAAGGCCGGTGCTCTATCCAGTTGAGCTACTCGCCCGTATCCTCATTGTAGCCGTTAACGCTTGCATTGCCGGCCTCCTCGCGCCGTTCC